ATTTACCAAGGCAGAGAACAAAGCATTAACTGCTCAACTATCAAAAGCAGGTACAATGTTTAGAACAATAGATGTTACAGTCTTAAATGAACTTGGGACGAATAAAGAATTGAATCAAAAGGTTAACACTTTTATTAATACAAAGGTTCGTGAAGGACAACGTATCGGAGCAGTTAAACCTTTCGTAAGGGATTTACAAAGTTACATACAGAAGTATTATCAGAACGAAGCAGATAAGCGTAAGACTCCTGCTGGTAAGAAAACACAAATGGATAAAGCAACGGCAGTACTAGGTATATTTGATAAAAAGAATACTAGGAAGCTTGAAGCTATATTTACTTTATATGATTTGTTAGTTGATATGAAATATGTTATCATAGCAAAACTAAATACAGTAGGTGGTATCAAAACTCTACTTAAAACAACTAAAGGATTCGAAGTTACCGGTCAGGAAGGATTCGTTGCTATCGACCATTATGGGAAGAACGCATTAAAGATCGTTGATCGTATGGGATTCAGTCTTGCTAACTTTTCAGATCAATATATTAAAGGTTGGCAGAAAAAATAGTTGACATTAGGTCCATAGTTTGATATAATATATACTAATACGGTTTGTAATGAATCCAATTGAAAAGGAAAGTGAAAATGGGTAGAATCAATGATAGAGGCCACAGCGGTGGTAACATTTGGAGATGGCAGACCATCGAAAAATACGTACGTAAGAACGGTTGGACTAAAGGAGCTGAACTTGGCGTATGGACTGGCGAAACATTTAAACATCTAGTTAAAACATGTCATAAACTACATCTTATCGGAGTTGACTTATATGCAGCTCAACCAGATCAAGAAGGTCCTGAGCAATGGACACGCGGCGAAAATGGACATGCATGGGACCACGACACGTACTATAATAACTTAGTACAATTCTGTCAGGCATACCCAGGGCGTGCTGAAATTATCAAAGACTATACCACTGAGGCTGCTAAAGAAGTAGCTGACGAATCATTAGACTTTGTCTTTATTGATGCAGATCATAGTTACATGGGTGTGATTCGCGACGTAGGTGCTTGGGCTCCTAAAGTAAAGAAAGGTGGAATGATTATTGGACATGATATACATTTTGAAACTGTTAAGACGGCAGTGATTGAATTATATGGTGAAGATGGATATTGGGTTGAGGATGATTTCTTATGGTTCGTGAAAAAGACGTAACAGTAATAAACTTTTATGGTGGCCCTGGGTCAGGTAAATCTACTGCAGCCGCAGGTCTATTTTATAAAATGAAACTCGCAGGTTACTCTGTTGAGTTGACCGATGAATTCGCGAAAGAATGTGTATGGGAAAACAACGTCCCAATGTTAGCAGATCAGTTATACATTCTTGCACATCAACACCGAAAGATATTACGGCTATCAGATAAAGTGGATTATATTATAACAGATAGTCCTGTACTGCTTAGTCCAATATATCGAGAGAAGTACGGTAAAGCATTATATTCTGATAACATTGATAAGATGGCATTAGAGTGTTATAAACTATATCCATGTAATATTAACTTTATGCTAACAAGACCTGAAAACGTGTTTGAGCAAAAAGGCAGAGCACAAGATCTTGAAGAAAGTCTCAATATTGATAACGAAATCGAAGAACAGTTTGATAAATTAAATATTGGATACGTAAAATTAGATAATTATCTACAAAATGCCGATGCCGCGTTTCTACATATAACGAATTCTTTACTATGATCGACATTAACATTGAAAGAAAACTAAAACATATTTGGATTGGTCCTAAACCTGCCCCTCTTAAGTGGATGTATACTTGGAGGGATAAACATCCTGATTGGGAATACAGCGTTTTCACTGATGCAATGCTACGTAGTCGTAAGTGGTATAATCAACATCTGATTGAAGAATACTATAAACAGAAAGCGTGGTGTGGTGTCTCTGATTTAATTCGTTACGAACTATTATATGAAGAAGGTGGATTTATCGCTGAAGCAGATATGATCTGTTTGGAAAATTGCGATGAGTTATTTACTAGTCCTAAAGGCCACGCATATACTTGTTATGAAAATGAAAAAGGTAGGCCGGATTTTGTTCAGCCTCTTTTTGCATGTAACCCTGGTAATCTATTAGTAAGGGACATACTTGATACTCTTCACGCATTACAACCTAATCAATTGCATCCGCAACCATTTATGTCAACTGGTAATTCTTTTCTGTCGAAGTTTGTTCCTCGATATAGAAACAAGCTAACTATTTGGCCTTCCCATTATTTTATTCCTCAATTCTATATGAATGGTTCTCAGAGATATGACGGTCCTGAAAAGGTATATGCCGATCATCAATGGGGATCTACGGGAATGGGTTTTAACTGTACTGATTATTCGCAAGGAGTATAAATGTACTTATCACACAAATACAAATTTTTATTTTTAAGAACACCAAAAACCGCAAGTAGTAGTTTATCTGATTTCTTTATTAATAACATCGATGATCCTGATGCAATTTATACTGAAGTTGAAGATGCGAGTATCCCAGGGACAATGTCTGAACTGATCGTAGGTAAGTATAGACCTTACGCGTTCTATCATTTTACTATTTCGCAATTGATTGCCGAAGGTGTACTTACTTTAGAACAGGCAAGGGAATATAAAGTATTTTCAGTATTGAGAGATCCAGTTGATAGAGCAAAGAGTTTCTATTATTTCTATAAAAAGTTTCGAGATGTTGGTACTCCACCAAGTATAGAACAATACAGAAGTTGGTGCTACCCTGGTACTGCCATATTCAATAATGATAATAACTCTGGTATTCAGCAGGTTGCGCTGAGTGTTCATAACGAAGAACTGCTTGGAGATTTTTGGTTGTACGAAGATCTAAATAAAGAAGTAGCTCTATTCATGGATTCACTTGGATTGCCCAATGCTGAATTACCTCAACATAAGACTGGTTTACGTAAAGACGCAAGTAAAGAAATAGTATTTGGACATCAGGATCTGGATAATATTAAACATACGTTTGGTGCTGATGTTAAATTCTACGAAGGACTAAAGGCAAACACAACCAAGATTAAATGGGAAAGGAATATACATCAGCTACCATGAAAGCTTACATTTTAAAACACGACGATAAAGTATCAGACGAGTACGCAAAGTTTTGTTCAGATAGCTGTGATACAGTTGGATTAGATTGGGAATACTTCGAAGGTTGGTCTCATTGTACTGGTCGTATGGCTTGGTGCGAGACTGGCATTAGAATGAAATACTACGAACCAATGTTAGATATAGATAATCCAACACCAGCGCAAAAAGCAAACGTATGTTCAGCAGGACACGGAGCAATATGGAAAAAGATTGCCGATGGTCCTGATAATGTTGGCATTGTATTAGAACATGATGCTGTTGTATTACATAACTTTGATGAATCGTTAATCCCAGAGAAAATGATAGTTGCGCTTGGATATAAATTAACGGAACCTTGGAGATACGATCACGAAGCCGCAGGTCCACCTTATGGTCTTTTAGGTATCGTTGGTCATGAAGGTGCTCACGCTTATGCGATGACAAAGAAAACCGCTCAGTTTTTAGTAGCAGAGATTGAGGAACGTGGTACACTAGGAGCTGTTGATAATGCTTATTTTATTACTGGCCAAAGACGCACTGCGGTTCCTTTATCATTGTTACATCCAACACCAGCAATAGGTTATTTAAGAGAATCTACTATATGGCGAGCATCTGCCGCAGTTAACTATAAGTTTGTTGAGACATTCAAAAAATATTATAAATAAAACCATAAAGCAAACTAAAATCAGGAATAACACATGAATCCTTTGTACGAAAAAGATTCCACCTCAATGGCGTCGGCGTCTATCGATGATTACAACGATGAAGACAAATCTAATCAGGCGTCTAATAAAGACATCAAGAAGAGGAAAGACTCTAAAAAGGATCAAGATAGCGGCAAAGGTATCATTAAGAAAGATACTGTCGCATCCTTTGATGCTGAAAAGTATATTGATACCGAACCGCGTATTAACGAAGCTCTCGATAAGAAAGCTGTTATAACTTTTGGCCGTATGAACCCTCCAACTGTTGGTCACGAAAAATTATTGAATAAGATGATTAAGACTGCCATTGATGTTAAAGGTACTCCATTAGTATATCTGTCTAAAACTCAAGATGCTAAAAAGAATCCATTATCGTATAACGACAAAATCAAATTTGCACAATTAATGTTTGGTAAGAAGTACGTTATTAAATCAGAAGCAAGAACCATTATCGAAGTAGCAAAAGAACTACAGAAAAAATATAGTGATCTTGTGATAGTTGTTGGATCTGATAGAGTTAGAGAATTCGATACTTTATTAAACAAGTATAATGGAAAAGAATATCAGTATAATTCTATTGAGGTTGTATCAGCTGGTGAAAGAGATCCTGACTCTGAAGGCGTTGACGGTATGTCCGCAAGCAAGATGAGAGCATTAGCAGTCGATGGCGATATGGCTGAATTCTCAAAAGGCGTTCCTTCTACAAATAATACATTAGTTAAATCTTTATATACAGCAGTTCGTAAAGGATTAGGTATTAGAGAAGCGATGAATAATGCAGTTGACCAATTCATGGCAGAAAGAGTTAAAGCTGGTAAGGTAGATCCTTTATCTGCAATGGGCAAACAAAAGTTAACTGGTGCTGAAGTATCAGATTATTATAAAAAGAATCCTATAGCAAAGGCAGCTGCTGCTAGAGATAAGAATGTTAAGCTAGGTATTGAACTCGCTTTGGATCTTTCGGGTAATATGAATTACGCTGTTAAAGAAGTAGATAAGTTAAAGAAGAATCTATCCAAACATCCTGAAGTTCAAAAAG